GGGGATGACGCCTGTCCCGTATATCTCGTCACCCACCCCCACGCTGCCTGTCGCGATGTCGTTGATCGTCAGGACGGATACCGGGTCCGCCGTGGTCGACGCCGAGATGGAACCGACGAACACCGCGCCCAGAACCGTGAGCATGATCGTCTCGGGCGCGCCCAGAGGATGCGGCGTGTCGAGCGCGTAGGTGCCGGGGACGGGAGGCAACGGGTCCTGCGGTACCGGCGGCGCATAGTCCTGAATGACCCGAACGATCACAGTGTCGGGAGCGACTCCGGTGCCATAAATCTTGACGCCCTCTTCCAGTCTGCCGCGCGTCAACTCGGTGACGACCAGCGTCGACCCGGTGATCACGGCGTTGAAGGACGTTCCGTCCGGAACCTTCTCCAGCGGAGTGTCCAAGATGATATCGCCATGATAGACGGGATGCTCGGACGACGTGGTGATCGACAGCGCGCTCGGCGTGCCCGAAGCGAACAGGACCGTGGTATCGGTCGGTATGTCGAACATCTGGCTGAGTTGCCAGTTGAACAGGACGTTGGGGATGTAGTCGTCCGGCGTGCGGTCGATCAGTCCGCTGTTGCTCTCGGACTCAATCGAAATGACGTATCTCTCGATGACATTGCCGGTGGCGAGGTGAACGAAGCTGAGACCGTCGTTGGTGAATATGTCGATGGCGCGAACGACGCCATTGACGCTGCGCAACTGCTCCCGGTAGCCGCCCATCTTGCGCGGCAGGCTCTGGTAGAACCGGCACCACACGGCATCGATGTAGCTCTTCTGCGCCAAGCGCGTGCCGTCGCGACCAATGCCCGGCTGCGCCTGCATGAGTTGCGGACGATAGGACGATACCTGAACTGGAGCCTGCGCCACGGCTCACCTACGTCTTGATGATGTGGCGGATGATCATGGTCGGCTGGACGTTGCTGATGTACTCCGCGTGAATGACCTGAAACGCGCCGGACGGCTCGCGCATGATGGACCCCCAGAAGCGCCCGCCGCCGCTGGCGGGATCGGGAGAGATGAAGGCCGAGCCATTCTGCGGGCTCGCGAAGTCCATCGTGTGCCTGTGCTCTGCGACGGCTTTTGGTGTTCCGGCTCCGCCGCTGTCGTCACTCGCGTTTGGCGCGTCGGATGTGCCGACGACTCGCACAGAGCCGTACACGTTGCCCCAGATGCCTGAATTGGCAATCGAATGGGCCCACACGCTGCCGAAGCTCGAACTTCCTCCCGACACCTGAATGTCGGTGCCGTCGTCGCGCTTTAGCTGGATCGTTGCCTGATCGTACTGGACGCCGCCCGTGGTGCCGACAATCCATGAATTGGGGAAGAACGGCGTGTCGAGCAGACGAGGATCGGAAGGCGTGGCGGTCTCGCCCGCGCGCGTATCCGCACCCGCCAGCACACGACCGCGCGTATCGGGCAGTCTGAATTGTCCCTTGGTATCATCGAGCGGTGATCCGGGATCAGGAACTTGCGGACCGAACTGCTGACCGATGACGGCCCACAGTTCTGGATAGAGAAGTTTATCAGCCAGCGTACCGTCGCACAGCAGCCACGCCTTCTTGGGAGGAGTCGTGCCGGGCATGTCGGGCGGCAGGTTGATGCCGCCGTAGGCCAGCATGGTGCCCGTGGGGATCAGCAGGTTGAGCCGCGCGAGGATATCTATGATCTGCGCGCTGTTGATGTAGATGTCCTGCTCGCTGGCAGAAATCGTTCGACCCTTGCTGTCCAGCTTGATGCGGGGAACCTTGGTGGGCAGCAACGGCAAAAGAGGATCGGTCGGCTGAACGACTCCACCGTAGAACGTGTCGGGTGTCACGGTCGGCACCGCGGCAAGACCGACTGACCCGGTGCTGACGATGCCTGTAGCAAGAGGAGTCGTCACAGTCTCTCCGGTCACACCCGTGACGGACGTGACGGTGCCGGTGGCGGCCGAGAAGGCGATGTTCATCGTCCCGCCTAGATTCCGCAGGATCGAATAATGGCCGGGGAGTACGAGGTCTGTCGTATCCGCCGATGACCCCCTGAAGCCAAGAGTGAAGGGTCCTGACGTGCCGTTGTAGACGAAGTAGAAACCATCCTGCGAGCCGTACTGGATGACCATGTTCTTGGTCAGGGTGCCTTCAAAATTCTGAATCTGATTGGACAGATTGTCAGAAGACAGAGACATCACCCCGCTGCCGTCGGAAGAGTTGTCGACAACAGTGATCAGGTCGCCGTTCACCGAAGGCACGGCGACACGCCCGTGACCCATGGTCGTGAAGCCCGTGCCGTAGCAATAGACGATCAACGATTCGCCTGAGACCAGAACCTTGTCTGCCGCATCGTCAATCTGGTCTGGCGCAGTCGGCTGGAGCGTCAGGTCACCTGTTCCGCCGTTGATGACGACGACGAACCAGCCATTGCTGGCCATCAAGGGATCACTGGACGGAGATGATCCCAGTGAGGCGGCCGGGTCTATCGTGTAGATGGCCGCCGGGCCGGTATTGCGGAACACACGCGCTCGGCAATCCCAGTCCAGCCTGACCGGGCCGCTGCTGTTGCTGGTGATCAGGTTCTGGTCGAGAACTTCGTTGCGCGCCCGCAGGCCCATCCCGGCAAGCGCCGCGGCATTGGAGCCCGATGCCGAAGTGCCAAAGCGCACCGCACGCCACTTGCCAACGAACAGAGGAGCGCCAAGGCTGTCGACGTTGTCGGTCAGGTAGATATACCACTGCTGGCCGGGAGCAAGGGATAGAAGCTGCGTGCCATCCCGGTCGGCCACCGTGACGGCAACGGTGCCGATGTTGTTGAACAGGGCATCTTCACCGACGCTGACCAGCGTGGCGTCGGGCATGCGCAGCGTGTAACCCAATGTCGTCGTCGTGACGTCGATCTTGTCGGCAACGACATTGGTTCCGTCGAGCGACTCGAACGGCCACTGCAGGACAACGGTCTTGTCGGGGAACGTCGCAGGCGTAAGCGTGTATAGCTTATAGGACAGATCGGCAGGATTGATGTTCTCGCCGCCGAAGACATTCGTGTAGCTCACGATGAACTCCTGCTCTGCGCCCGGTCACTGGCCTTGGCGACATCCTGCATATTGATATTATTAAACTCGTCGTCGGCCATCGATTTCCACAAACCCATGCGCGAGTCGTTCTTAATGAAAGGCTCCAGCGCCTTGAGGCATTCGTAGAGCAGCATGTTGGGCGTGAACTGCGTCAAATAGTTTTGTTGATTAGTCTCCCCAAGGAGGTCTGGAAGCCGGTAAACGATGGCCTCGAAGGGATAGTCATTCGTCGGGACAGGACCGACAATCCAGTGGGTCTGGCTGTAGTCGGCATAGAATTTAGGCTGGCCCTTGTGGTTGTCGTTGGGATAGAGCGCACGGAGATACTCGTAGCCGCGGGCACGGAGCGTAACGCGCTCGTTGTGGTCGTAACCGGTTCCGATGTTGATCGATACTGTATTACGCCATCCTTCAGGTTTCGGAATAGTGGGCTTGGATGAATGTATCTTGGAGGTGAGGACATCACGGTACCCCTGAATTTTCAGCTTGTCGGCGAGCGACCGCTCTGCCCGATTGACGATGTAGGGCATCTGGTAGTTGACCGTCTCGTCCTCACCACCGCCGCGCTCGACATACTGGCGCAGCGTCGTGATCAGGTTCTGATAAGTCATCCCGGTCGGAGCGAGGGGTGTCGCCATCAATCACCTTCCCGAAGCCAATCCTCAACATCGGGCCCACTTTCGAGTCGTTGGTCGGGCCGATGAAACGGCAGCGTGATCGGATCAGGTCGCCTTGCGGGAAGTCGATAAACGTCGTATTTATCGATACACCCTTCTGCAAGGTTCTTACACACCTTCAATCCGGGGGCATTGGGATCGCTCATCAACTCAGTAAGACTGCGCTTCGTCTGGCATCTATCACACGTTCCCACGCCCAGTGTGCTGTAGCCCCGCGTATCAAGAAACTTAGAGGTACTGCCCGACATGACTGCCCCCCACGACCCCAAAGGACGAGATCAGATCAAAATTCCCTGCGCGACCTGTGGAACCGCCGTCATCCGAGGACGAACGCATCATACGTGGTTCAAGACCAACCGGGGCCATCTTAAAGTATTCTGCTCCCGCATTTGCCGCCACAACAGAGGCACCACCGCTCCACGAATCGCCATCAAGTGCCCGTTCTGCAAAACCATATTCGAGCGTAGAAAACGCGAGCGCGACAACGCCCAACGACTCGGACGAAAAATGTTCTGCTCTCGTGGCTGCCTCAACGGATACTACAAACGAACCAAGACCGGAAAATACCGGGAAACCACCAGAGAGGACGGGTCCAGAGTTCTCGACCACAGGCATGTCATGGAAAAGCATCTCGGTCGTCGCCTCACTCGGTTAGAGCTAGTCCACCACAAAAACGGAAACAAAAAAGATAATCAACTGTCAAACCTAGAAGTAGTCACTCACAAAGAGCATTCCAATATTCATCGCAACTATGCCGTGTATGCTCCTAAGCCCATGTCGTAGTTGGTCGGGCTGGGATCGCGCTCCTCGCCCTCGGCCAGTTCAACTTCTTCAGCCTCTTCCTGACGCAGCATCTTGTAACGACTCACGTCTGCCTCGGCCAAAGACCGGCAAAGCCGCCGCGCCAGCATGGCCGTGATCGCATCGTACCAGCGGCGTGGCACATCGATGTCCTGCGTCGGCGCACTGATCGTATCGAGGTACTCCTGCGCCCAGACGCAGAGATGATCATACTTGAACGGCGAACTCGTAACCGGCCACATCAGCAGGTAAGGGCCGTTCAGGTCGCGTTGCTGGTAGTAGTTCACAGGCGTGCCCGGAGAGGTCTTGTTGGGCATCGCGTTGTATTCGTCGAGGTTCCACGGCTCGATGACGATTTCGCTTGGCGTATGGCCGAAGAACACCTGCTGCACTACCAGCTTCACCGGAGCCTGTATGGGATCGCTGACCGGCACCTCGGCACGAATCCGCCAGCCCTTGGCCGGACGAGAGCCGTCGAGGTCGAACCACACCCACTGATCGAGATGCGCGACGCCCTCGATGCCGCCGGGCAACGGCTGCCAGTTGATCCCGTCATCGGAGACGTCGACGAACAGCGTGTGGTTTATCTCGACACCGTACTTCACGCCAACCGTGGTGATCTGGACCGGCTGATCGAACACCATGCCGATGGAGCCGTTGATGTCGGTCTGCTGGCACACCGTGTCGAGGTCATCGTCGAACGCCAACGCCGGATCACCGCCCTTGTCGCTGAAGGGCACACCATTGTTCGCCCGCGCCAGCGTGCGCCGCGTGACCTTGGAAACGACGTTGATTCCGTCCGGCAGATTGACCCGGTTGCTGTTCACGTAGAACGGCAGGATGTAACGCTGTCGCTTCCATAGCTGGATGCCGCGGTTCATCAGCGCCGGGAATATGAGGTTTAGCTGGTCGAGAGATTTTTCGACAATCTCAGACGTAAGCTGAACTGGCTTGATCCCGCAACGACTCGTCGCCTCCTCGATCATCTCTTGGGCGGTATAGGGCCGAAGCGCGCCCGTATTGCTGCCGGAGGTGGCCATGGAAGACTCCTATCAGACAAGCCCCGTCACTGTGGCGGTGGCCGTGGTTCCGGTTTTGGTCGCCCGAAGATAGGCGATAGGGCCCTCGATCAGAAGACCACCGGTTGCTGTCAATGCGGCGGCCATCGGTGCCCAGCTTAGGCCGTCCATCGAGCCCTCGATGAGAACCGTGTCGGGCGCGGTGATCGCCGACAAAAAGATTCTGCGCTGCTGAACCGATGAGTGCCGCCAGTCGCATGCGATTGGCGTGCCCGCTCCTGCTGCGCTCTGGCTCAGAAGCGTGGCCTGAGTATAGCGAATACTCATAGCGCGTCCTTTCATTGTTAGCTGGAACTGCCAGCCCAGTCAGCAGGGGGTGGCGCGGCAAATCAGGGCGACTGCTGACCCTGACTCACCGCGCCACTGTCCGCGCGAGGTAGAGCGCAGGACCTCTTTACTGTCCCGGTGTACCGAAGACGGTGCGGAAGTTCGTCCAGCTTGTATCCCAGCGGCTGGTGACCTTGTAGCGCATGCTGTCGGTCTCGAAATCGCCTTCCATGCTCTTCTGCGCCATGCGGCGCGTCAGGAACTGCAGGCCCATGCGTTCGTCGGTATTGATCCACCACGCCGTGGGGGACGTCAGACGGGTGATGACGCAGAAGCCCTTGGGGAGAATCTTCAGCGACATGATGGGGTTGATGTCGTTCACGGCGTATGTCGCCGAACCGGGTCCGGCACTTGTGCTGCTTGTGCGCAGCGCCGACTTGGTGATGACCTCGGCTTGGAACTCGTTGTCAGGCGAGACGACAAGGCACAACGGATTGATGCGCACCCGCTTCTGATCGTTGTCCATCGACTTGCGAATCTGGATCAGCAGCGCCTCGACGCTGGTCTGAGACAGCGCCGCCGGAGTCGGCAGGACGTTCGACATCACGCCGCCCATGATCGGATGGGACGAGTTGACGAGAGACACGCCGTCGCCGCCGAGATAGGGCGAAGAATTGGTGAACGAGAAGTTGAGGACGTTGGCGGTCGCCGTCTCCTCGGTCTCGACCATCGCCTGACCAAGCTGCTCGGAATAGATTTTTCCGAGGTTGATGTGATCACCGTCCTCGACGAGGACCTTCGTCATGGCGAAGGCGGCACCGTACTGCTTGTAGATGTAGCGCTTGTTGAACAGCACGCCGCCCTGTTTGTACTGGACGCCCGTGCCGTCCGGCATCTGCGGTGCAGAGCCAAGACCGAACATGACCGGCTCTTCGTGATAGGCGCGAGGCGTGCCGGGCTTGGTGGTGAAAATCTGCTTGTATTCGTCCTTGCGCTGAGAATAAACACCGTCGAAGTGCTCATTCATGATCGGCTCAACGATCACCCGGAATTGGGTGCTATTCATCGGAACAGCCATCTGAGGCTCCCAAAGTATCCTATCGTTCTAAGCGCCAGTCACTCAGAGGCAGCGCGACCCCTCATGAAAGATCGGGGTGTTTCATGTGAAACACCCCGGAGGTCTGCTGCTAGACTGTTGGGTTCCTAGATGCGATCTGCACCAGAATCCTCGTGAAGGCGTCGCCCCATGCGTTGTCTGCGTAGAGCGCCAGACCAACGATGATGAAAGTGCCAGCAGTGGCGTCGGTGCCAACATCCAGCGCCTGCGTGGAGAAGCCGGTGAAGGTCGAACCGCTGGTCGCAGCGCCGCTCACGTTGGCACCGCCGCCCATCTTGGAGGCAACTACGGAGCCCACTGACTGGCCCTCGTAGATGATGTCGGGGTCCATCGTGTACTTCGCGATCATCGTCCCCGCGTCGTAGGTCTGACCGGCCGGGAAGTAGGGCAGGACAAAGCGCTTGCCCGCGGCGCTGAACTCACAGCCCTGAAAGACGCCGATGCAAGTACCAGCGACGCCCGTTGTGAAGATGAGGGTGCCATCGGTCGTGCGGGTGACCGGCGTGCCGGTGAAGAGGCTGGACGTATAGCCGGAGGCAATACCGTCGATCTGGTTTTCGATGCGGATGATGCCGGACGGATGTCGGGACGGAACGAGCCCATAGGGGGCTGCGGGTGTACCGCTCATGGAGCACTCCCAGAGGTTTGATGTGAACGACTAGGCGCGACTCGACTAGCGAGTGTTTCGCCTGCTCCGTTCCGACACCAAGACCCCGCGCGGTTAAACCCGAACCAACTGGCTACAAGGACTCCGTCCGCGCGAGCGGCAACCTCCTACGAGAGTGGGCCGAGACTATGCTCGGCCCACCTGAGTCGTCAAGACGCTGAGTCGTTTTGCGCCTACACCAAAACACGTTTTTACCGAAGGTTGTTGGCCCGCTTGAAACTAAGCCACCTAGACATGTCGAGTCGTCGCCTGCCTCAAACCCTCAGTTTTACCGACAGTTAATGCCACTCCGAAATGCCTTGACGTCAGACCTCGAACTGGCGGGCGGGCGGCCGGGACATGCGCTTGCGCATGTCCTCCATGCCCTCATCAAGCGTGACCTTGCCGCCAGCATCCTTGGCGCGGGACGCGGTCTCGTCGAGGTTCTGGTATATGCCCTGAGCCTGCTCGTAGGGCTGGTCGTGATGAAACTCCCGCATGTATTCGACGAAGTCTGCGACCGAGCATTCCATGGCGACCATTTCGCGCCACATCACCGCGCCCATGAAGTGGCCTTCCTTGATGGAGTCCACGTCGGCGGCCCAGCCATCCTTGTTGACGTCCTCGTAGCGCACGAACCGGTATCCGTACCGTTTGCGGCGCAATGGCGTGTCGCTTGGATGGGTCGTCGACACCCAGCAGCGATGCCAACCCGCCGTGGCGGGCAGATTCGGCAGGACGCTCTCGGACCACTTGGCGCGTATCGCCCGCCTGCGTTCCGGATCGGTCATCTCCATGTTCTGCTCACGCTCTTGCGTGGTCATTTCATGCTCGCTGTAGTTCTCGCCCTGCCGGGCGTAGTCCTCACGGTCACTGAGCCGGTCGTCCTCGACCGGGGTGTTCGTCGGTTCCTTGGCCATGGCTAATTCCTTTCCTGCGCATCGCGGCCCAGCCTGCGCTGTCCTTCATCCCAACTCTTGAGCAGGCGCGTGCGCTTGGCTTTCTGCTCCTCGGTCAGACCGGCAAGGTGGAGCAGTCCCTCGCTGTCGAGATAGTCTCGGGCCATCGGATCGAGCCTGAAGGTTCTTCCGGCGCTGCGACGACTCGTCTGGCTTCCACTCGTCGGTGGCCGCCCGCCATTGGCGCGACGCGCGGGCGCTTCACGGCGCGGCGGCGAATTGTCGTCCTCCACATCGGCGTCGCCATCAGGAAGGATGCCGCGGCGCGCCAGCTTCTTCTCCAGCGTGATCCAGTATTGCTGGGTATTGGAGCGGTAACCCTCGGCCGCGACCGAGTCGTCGATGGCCTTGATGATCAGTGTTCGTTCATCGGTTCCCTGCGGATCGAAATCGAATCGATCCATGAAGGTCTCGGTGAAGTCCTGCGTCTTCTGGTCGAGATTGGATTGCGGCGGCTGGGACTGCGTTCCATTGGGCATCTGGCGCGGTCTGCCGCCCTGAGACATCTCCTGCTGAATGCCCTGTCGCGTGCGCGCAAGCTGCCACACGCGCCCCTGCGCCTCGTTCTTGAGGCCCAGCAATTCGTCGTAGCGCGCAAGGTCGCCCGCCAAAACGGCTTTCTTGATTTCGACCTCGGCCAAGGTCAGCGCCTGCTGCGCCGCGCCTAGCTGGGTGTCGATGTTGTTGATGGTCAGCCCGACTTGGTTCTGACCCATCGAGTTGATCATGCCGGTCAGGTGATCGACCTTGGCATTGAGGTGATCGATGATCTGATCGCGCTGACCGACTACGGTCTTGCGCGCCCGGTTGCGGCGCTGACGACGACTCACACCTCGCTCTTCGATTTCGTCGTCGTCCTGCACGTCATACGCCAGACGTGCGTCTTCCTCTATCTCGTCGTCGTCTCTGGCGCGCGACCGTCCCCCCGGTGGCGGCTTGGGGTCATCGAGTTCAACGTCGATTACTTCAGCCTTGTCTTTGCCACCGGGGATCAGGTTGTCCATGCCGCCAACCATTACGGTCGAGGCATCGCCCCCGCTTCCGGAAACCTCATCAATCTCTTCGCTTCGTCTCGCCATTTTAGACCCCCGCAGTCAGTTCAGTTCTGGACGTCTAGCTTGTGACTACAGACAACGGATCGGCCGTGACTTTACCAATCAGGTCGGTGTCCTTGCACATCATGAAGATTGCAAACTCGTCAGGCGTCTCTCCGCCCGGAACAGGAACGACCCAACGGTCTCCCGCGTACATCGGCAGCCGGATGAAGTCGCCGGGATTGCACCAGTTGCCTTCGATCCACGGCGCGCCAGTCTGACGGTTTCTGAACGACGATGGGCCAAGCGACCGCACCAGTCCGGTCTGAACCCGGAACCTCTCGGCGTCTCGCACCTCGTCAGGAATGATCAGGCCGCCCTTGGTGAGTTTCCTCGGCGTCCGCAACTGGACGAGAACGAGATAACCGAACGGGATGATTCCGGGATCGACGTCGGGAAACGAGACCTTCAGAGCAGCCGTGTATTTTTTGCCCAACAGAGTATTGATGGCAGGGGCCTCGACAGGCACGCCGACAGAGCCTTTGGTCTTGTAGATAATGTTGTCCGGTATCGCATCCATTGCAGTCTACCTCTTACGATCCTGTTGATTGGCTTCCTCTACCTGTTCCTCGATGCGCTCTCGCAGCATACGCAAGACAGTGAGCATCCCGGCGACGCGCCCAAAGCCGAAAGCGTTCCGACTGTCGTCACTGGGATGCTCAACCGCTTCTACCGCCTCATCGCGCAGTCCATCGATGAGGCGGTACAAAGCCTCTAGCTGAAACACCTACTTCACGTTCTTGGACGGAACATTCTTGGGGGCACCGTCGCCCTTGCCGAGATGAGACGCCGTCGCTTCCTGCAGCTTCTCGCCCGCAGCCAGCGACTTGTGAAGATTGACCGGGCCTTTGGCGACACCGCCCTTTGAAATCTTATCGCTCATACGGATTCCTCCCTGCTGGAAAATTGTACTTGAATGAAAGCCCGCCGAAGGTGTTTGGCTTCGACCTCGGATCATCGTTCATCGTGTGACTGAGCAGCGCCGAAATAACCATCTCCGGCGTGAGATTGTAGGTCCCTGAACCGCTGAAGGTTCTCGACTGACCCGGCACCGTCGAAAAATTGGCTCCGATACCGCCACTGTCACCAAGTCGCTGGTTTAATCCGAAATTGAAATTCGGTCGAGTCGTCGATCCTTCAGGGCTCATGACGTGAGTGAACCCGCCGCCGAGATTGATCGGACCGGCGCGCAGGTTAAGGCTTGGAGAAATCGTCGACACGTTGGTATTCGGGTCAACGCTGCCTGATGCCATAATGCGCGCTATCAGCGGGTCCATGTCCTGCGTGTAGGCAATGTTGCCTGAGCGCGCCGGTTCAGGAGGACGCTCCCACCACGGCGTCGGTGCTTTAG